ATAAACTTGTGCGGATTGCATTGGATAACTCAATCCAAATCGGTCAATATGCCGTGTTAGGCAATGGAGAGCAATTCAGGATTGACCATTGTTCACCTGTACAAGATATCAACGAGAGAACAAAGATAGTGAATTCCAAATATTACAGACAACCGAGAATTATTGGTTTAAAGATGACGGAATTGACATTATCGAGATTGGAGTCCAATTATGATGTCGCAACTGACTAAAATCAGAGATGCTTTAACCTCTATCGAAGGTCTTAAAGTTTATCATTATTGGCATCCTAGATTGACTGCACCGTACTGCATATGGGCAGAAGAGGGCGAGGGTGATTCCTTATGGACATCCAACCACAAACAAGAACAGATAATAACAGGAACAATCGATTATTTTACAAAAACAGATTTAGATCCAATGGTTGATACCATTCAAAATGCTTTAAATGAGGTCGAGAATCTAGGATGGAATTTAGATGCCGTCCTATATGAAGATGAAACCGGTCTTATCCATTTTTCATGGAATTGGGAGATCGCATGAGATACCGATTCAAAGGCATGAAGGAGTATGTCGAGAAGCTGAAAAGGTTATCTAATCCCTACAATACGGAAATGTGCATTGACATTGCCGTAGACAAAGGGTCGAAAGTTGTTGCTGAATACACTTTGAGGGAATTAGAAGCCATGCCTGTCGATAATAGACCTTATGTAAAAGATGGAATGAGAAAGGGTGTTACCCAAAAGGTTAAAAACGAACTGATTAAATCATTCGGTGTTACACCATTGGCAAACTATAACGGATTTATCAATAAAAAGACAGGTGTTGATTACGGTTATAACGGTGTCGCAACAAGGAAATATCCAAAAGGACAACCAAACATTGTCATTGCAAGATCCTTGGAAAAAGGTACATCGTTTATGCCTAAAAACCCTGTTTTTTCTAGGGCATCTCGCAAGGCAAGAAAACCATGTCTTGAAGAAATGGAAAAAAGTCTTAACGAGAGCATTGAAGCAATATGCTTAAACAATTTAAGAAGGAGTCGAGTTAAATAATGGCTAATGGAAAAGTAATCACAGGTTACTCAAAACCGTTCGTTGCTCTGTATAACAACAATGAAGGCGCAATCACTTACAGTTCCGGTATGCCTTTAGCGAGAGGTGTAGATGTTTCTGTTGAAGCCGAAACAGGCGATGCAGTAAACTTCTATGCTGACAACGTAATGGCTGAATCCGTTGGTGGTGTCTTCACCGGTGCTACCATCACGATGACCGTTGACGGCTTAAAAGATGCTGCAAGAAAACTCATCATGGGTCTTCCTAATGCAGAGCCGCTTACCGTAGGCAGCGATAGTGTGGATATCTACACTTATGATGACAGACAGAACATTCCTAACGTAGGTATTGGTTTTGTTGTCCGTTATATGGAAAGTGGTGTTACTACTTATCAGCCGGTTGTTTTCACAAAAGCATCCTTCTCTGTTGATGGTTTAGATGCAGCTACTCAAGAAGAAGAAATCGAGTTCCAAACTACAGAACTTGAAGCATCCTTAATGAGAGATGATTCTGAACATCATGCATGGAGAAAGATCGGTGCTGATCAGACAACAGAAGCCGCTGCGGTAAATGTTGTCAAAGCATTACTGAACATCAACTAAACGGAGCATAAGATGGAAATAAATGGGAGAGAAATCAAGTTCTTACGAACTGTAAAAGCAACTGCCGACATTGCTAAACTTTGTCCTGATGGAAACATCGAGAAATTAAACGAACTGTTTAGCGGTGACCTGTCTACAACATTGGAAACAGGTGCAAAAATGATCCATTACCTCAATGAAGGTTATGAAATGAACAAGCATTTCATGGATCGCAAATATCAGCCGAATATTATCGGTGTAGATGAAATTATGTATTTAGATGACCAAACATTCACGGAACTGATGAAGTCAGCAATGGAAGGATTGGGTGTCGGTGCAGAAACTACCGTAGAGGTAGAAGAACCCAAAAAAAAAGAAAATCCAGGAAAGGAAACAGATTAAACCTATCCTGGTTTCTTTTTTATGGTAGGAAACTTGGCATGAGCAAGGAAGAAATCCTATGTACACCAATCGGTGAAATGTTGGATATGCTTTCTTGCCTTGCCATTTATGAAGGTGGTGCAAAGGAAAAAGCACCAAAAATGAAAATGGAAGACTTTCTTAAATTGAAATAAACGGAAGGAGTGTTATGGCAACTAAAACACAAATTGGTGCAGTAATAGGCATCGAAGGTGCGAGAGAGTATGCGAATCAGTTAAAAATGCTCACTCAATACACCAAAGAGTGGAAAAGCGAAACAGATGCATTAACTTCTTCTTTTGATAAAAACTTCAAGTCAATGGCTGATGTCAACAAACATCACAAGGCATTGCAAAACGAAGCCGATGCATTGACAAAGAAGTTAGAGTTACAGAAAAACAGATGGGCAGAGTTATCCGGTTCGATGTCAACGATGCCTACGGACAAGGAACAACAGGAATTTTCCAAACTCCGTACCGAGATCAACAAAACTCAAACAGAACTTAACAATGTCAAAAGGGCGATGGATGATTTACCGGCAGATAACTTCACCGGCAAAATCAGACTCATTCAGGATAACATTAAAAACTGTGATAATGACTTAAAATTTTGGGGTGATACGCTGACGGACATCGGTGGGAAGATGACCAAAGCGTTCACTCTTCCAATTGTTGCCGGTTTTGGTGCAAGTGTTAAGGCAGCTACCGATTGGGAGTCAGCTTTGAACGGTGTCCGCAAGACAACTGACATGGATGAAGAATCCCTTAATCAGTTAGCGGATGAATTACAGAAACAAGCCTTAAATACAACGTATTCATCTAACGAATTGGCAAATCTTGCACAGATTGCCGGTCAGTTAGGTGTTAGAGGTGTTGATGACCTTTCTAAATTTGTCGGCATCGTATCAGATTTAGGTATTTCTACTGATTTGTCGGCAGAGGATGCTGCTACGGCATTAGCAAGGATCTTCAATATCACGGAAGGTGGCAATTTAGACAATCTTTCCAAGGTTGGCGATGTCATAGTTCATTTAGGCAACAACATGGCTACTACAGAGCCTGAAATCGTTGCTATGGCAAACAGAATGGCATCAGCCGGTCACTCTGCCGGTCTTGTCACAACAGATATATTTGCCTTGTCAGCAGCTTTGACCTCTGTTGGTATCACGGCAGAAGCCGGTGGATCTACAGTAGGGCAAGTATTAAAGACAATTCAAAAGGATGTTGCTGAATGGTCTTCTACAGGCGAAGGTGATTTATTAAGATTAGCCGAGATTTCCGGCATGAGTGCGGAAGAATTCGCTAGTGTATGGAGAGATAAGCCTATCAAGGCATTTGAAGCATTCGTAACCGGTTTAGGAAACCTCAAAGAGGGCGATGATGATCTTGTCCTTATCCTTGATGATTTGGATATGGCAGGTATCAGACAGTCAAATATGTTACAAGCCTTGGCAGCTGCCCAGGAAGAGGGAACTGATACAACACAGTTATTCACAAGAGCATTGGAGTTGACCGATCAAGCCTATAAAGGTGTCAACGAGGACGGTGAAACATTTAGTGCATTGCAACAAGAAGCCAATGTCCGTAAAGAAGAAAGCAAAACATCGTTTGAAAACCTTGCCGAAGCCGTCAATCAGTTAGGACAAGCCTTTGGCGATGTGTTATTGCCGGTTGTAATCCCTGTTGTTGAGGGATTGACCAACATGATATCAGCGTTCTCTAACCTCGATCAGCCTACAAAGGTGTTTATCACTACACTTTTAGGTTTAATCGCAGCCGTAGGTCCGGCTTTGTCAATTGCCGGTCAGGGATTGCTCTTATTCAACAATTTAAGCATCGCAGCTACCACGTTGGGAACTACCACAAGTGCTTTACTGTTAGGCATGGGCAAGTGGGTTTTAATCGGTGCTGCGGTTGTCCTTGCTATTGCCGGTATTATTAAGGCTATTCAATGGTTAAGAGATCATTCAGAGCAGATTGTGATATTTTGGCAAGGTGCAAGTGAGGGTTTCCAAATGATTTGGGAAGTTGTCAAGTTTGCATTTGAAGAAGGTGTCAATCTGATCGGTGAAAAATTCAACCAATTCAAGGCATGGGTCGAAGAATTAAGGAATAAAGTCGATAACGGCTTTAGGAACATGGTTCAGGGAGTCAAAGACAAGCTGAACAACATGAAAACTGCCGTTGAAAACGTTAGAAACCGTATCGATGAAACGTTTAGAAACCTCGTTTCCAATGCATGGAATTGGGGCAAGGATCTTATCGGCAACATGGTGAGCGGAATTATGTCAAAGGTCGGTAATCTGATCAGTTCCGTCAAAAATGTCGCATCCACAATATGGTCATATCTTCACTTTAGTGAACCGGAAAAGGGCAAATTGGCAGATTTCAATACATGGATGCCTGACATGATGATGGGATTGGCAAAAGGAATCAACGATAATCTCTATTTAGTCGATAGAGCAGCTGAAAATGTCGCAAATTCATTAGGAATGGGTGGCACATCGTACAACTATGGCGGTGTTGTCATCAATTTGAATGTTCCGCAAGGAGCAAACGGCTATCAGATGGTCGATGAAATAGAAAATGCTCTCGCACAGAGAACCATGAGAAGAAAGGCGGTATTCAATTAATGGATGTCTTAACTTTCAATGGGCAATCATTTGCCGACTTTCATACGTTTTGGGATGGAAAAGACCTCTTCGTAACACCCGAAAAGGATGTCACATTCTATGAAATCCCTGGAAGAAACGGTGAAGTTTCCGTTTCCAATGACAGATTCAAGGCAAAAGAGATCTCCATCAACTGTTTCATCAAGAATGATTTCAGAAAATACTATGCTGCTCTCATCAATTTCCTTTATTCACAAGACGGATATGGAAGACTAGAGAACAGTAAAGAGCCTGATATCTTTCAAAAGGCTTGTTTTGTAAGCCAAATAGAGCCGAATACAGGGGCGTTTCTTAAATATGGGGATTTTACCTTAACGTTCAAGGTTTATCCCCAAAAGTGGCTTAAATTAGGGGAGAATGCAATTCAAATCTCAAACACCAAGTCCATTCTTAATCCAACCTCTTTTGATGCATTCCCTCTAATCGAAGTAGTAGGCACAGGGTCTATCACCATAAATTCAAGTGTACTCACTCTATCCCAAAACACCTCAACCACATTCATTGATTGCGAGATCGAGGACGTGTGGGAAGATAGTATCAATCGCAACGGTGATCTTTCCGTGGTTGGTGGATTCCCTGTGCTTACTGCCACTAATAACATTACTGTTTCCGGTTTCAGTTCAGTTAAGTTATATCCAAGGTGGTGGAGATTATGAAGATCCTCGACAACACTAAATCCTTATCAACATTAGTTAGTGACAATAGCAATGGTCTAGGGCAAATACAACCATTAACTTGTACAGTTACCGAAGAACTAAACGGAATTTATGAGTTAGACTTTACTGTTAATGTAAACGATAAACACTACAATGATTTAAAAAACAGTGGTTTAGTTAAGGTAACAGTAGGCGATGGGTCGGAGCAGATTTTTAGAATTTACAAAATCGATGAACCTATCAACATGATTTCATCGGTTCATTGCCAACACATTACTTATGATTTAAGTAAAGTAGTAGTCAAACCATTTACTGCGACAGGTGCGGCCAATATCAAGAACCAACTTGTAAGTAATATGCTAGGTTCTTATCCATTTTCAACATGGACAGACATCACCAATACAACAAGTACATTCACAAATGACATTCCTAGATATTTCCGTGAGTGTCTTGGTGGTTACGAAGGTTCTGTGTTAGATGTATTAAGACCTGAATACGAATGGGACAATTTAACAGTTAAACTTCATGCGAGAAGAGGTGCAGATAACGGAGTTAGAATTTCTTACGGCAAAAATCTAATTGACTACTCGCAAGAACAGAACAATGAAAATGTCTATGATGGGGTCTATGGTTATGCCGTTGTCGATGAAGTTACATACAAAGCCGATTCCTACTACAATAAAACAGGTGCGACCTATCCAAGAATACTAAACGTAGATTTCTCTAGCGACTATGAAAGTGGGCAAGTGCCGACAAGTGCGGAGTTATTACAGAAAGCAACCACTTATGCCCAAAATAACTCCATTGAAGTCCCATCTATCAATATTAAGATAGACTTCATTCCACTTTGGCAGACCGAAGAATACAAAAACATTCTTCCGTTGGAAAGAGTCAGCCTAGGCGATACTGTCCATGTTTACTTTGACAAATTGAATGTCGAAGCATCTTCTAGGGTCATTAAAACCCAATGGAACGTATTAACGAATAAGTATGATTCGATTGAACTAGGCGATGCGAAAGCAAACCTAAATACAATTATCAATGATTCAGTTTCTACTGCCGTAGATGATGCCGTTTCTCAATTAGACATAGATACTTCCTACATAGAATCAAAACTAGACAACATTACAAGCCTTATAGCGAATGGATTAGGATTGAGAGTATCAACAGACAGTCAAGGAAGAATCATTCTACACAACGAGGAAACGATCGCTAATTCGCAATATCAGTACATGATAACATCGCAAGGTTTCATGATGTCCAACGATTACGGACAGACATGGAATAGTGGTTGGACAACGAGCGGTGATGCAGTAGTCAATTCGTTAGCAACTATTGTCTTGGATGCGTTAGAGATTCATGGTTCTACCATTACAGGTTCTGTTATCAATTTCGGTGATTTAACTGATAAATACATAACTGCTCAACCATACACAAACGGAATAACGTTTGATGGCACAGGCACGATAAGGATGCAACCACAAGAAGCATTCTACATCAACAACCTCACAAGTGATGGCACACATTACTACAACAGAGTGATGATGAATAAAAATGGTAGTGTGCAAAACAACTACATTGAATTTATCAACTATGATGATTTGCAGAACTACTCAATAGCAAACTTCATCGAATTGGATGCCCACTATTATCAATCATCCACAAGTGAGTACATGAACAGAACGATCTTTCATAACTACTCTACGGCAAGTGGAACATGGTATGAAGGAAACTATGTCGGTCTATTTTCATATAGCGATAGAAGTTTCATGTATTTCTACAATTACAAACCGAACGTATCTCCTGACAGTAGCACAAAACTAATAGCGAACTATTGGCAGTTTACGGCAAATTCATCAACAAACGGAACGTATCTGTATAACTATCAGTTAGGGTCAAACAATCAAGCCAACAGATACCAAATGACTTCAACTAATACGCAAAACAACGTTTTGATAATAAACAATAAACTGTCATCGAATATAATGGCGAATCAGGTTTCTTTGCAAACTATTTCAAGTGGCAACTATATGAGTTTCGCAAATTTAAAATCTGCAACAGAAGTTACAACAAACCCAGGTGAAGCAGATTACGGAAACAGGATAGCAATGCAAGCAACATCGACATCAAATGCCATGTATATCAGTAATTACAGACCTACTGTTGACTCTACGTTATTGGCTAATAGAATGACATTCACAGGAACACCGACAGGTGGTGGTAGCACCAATTCAGTTGCCATTTATAACTACGATGTTGATGGACCGAACCTTGCTAACAGTTTTTCTATGTCTAAATCATCTAGCACAAACAACGTAACCATCAACGTAAACAGAGGTGGGCAAAATGTTGCATTTATCACAATGATGAAGTCATCATCGAATGTTGTTAGTGTGGATATTGGAACAACAACTGTTCCATCATATGAATATAAAGGGGCACAGATTCATTTTAGGTCGGATGGAGTTATCAACATTTCCGGCGTTAAAGTGCAGTTCAACGGAACAGACAAGTGGGCATAAAGGAGAATCTATGAAAACATCACAAGCAGAAAACTTACTTATCAATCTCGATTCACTTACAGAATGTAAAGGTTCAATAGGCTTCAAGATTGCCTACAACATCCGTAAATTGAGCGATGAATTGAGAGAGTATGTTCAATTCAAACAAGAGTTATTCAAGAAGTACGGAGAAGAAGTCGAGGGAAATTTAGTGATCAATAAGGAGAGCGAAAATTTCCCTTTATTCGTTAAGGAATTGAATGAACTTGACCAAGAAATAGAAATCCCACTAATGAAATTCAATGAAAAGGATTTAGTGGAAAGTGGTTTAACTGCCAAGGAAATGGCAAAAGTGTGGGAGATAGTCGAATGAAAGTAAATATGACACCGAATCCTTTGGATGTTGTAACAATTCATGCATCACAAGGTGATAGTGAAGCAAGGCAATGGGAATTTGAACTTCATAATAATGGCGAACTGATCGATACAAGCGATGTAACGGAACAGATGTTTTTTAAGGCTTATAAAGGTGGCACGGAACAGATTTTACCTGAAAACACAAGCACACCTACAACATCTCCGTTTTTAGGTGATATCCGTTATCCTCAAGGATTACTTACAGACCAAGAGTTCACTTATAGACAGAGTCCAACGGAAGAAGATGGACTTGCGAAGGTTACTGATATAAAAGGGAATACGTTAGTTTGGAATCAGTTAATACCTACTAACTGGGCTTCTAGTGGGAATAGAAATGGTGTAACATTTACAAACAATGGTGATGGTTCTTATACATTTAATGGAACATCAACAGGTATAGCATTTATTCCAAGGTCTGTTGTTGTTAGTGCAAAAGCTAATCATAAATATTTTGTTAATGTAGGGAATGATTCTAATACAGGGTTAAATATTACAATAAATGGTTTAGCAGAAGAATCCTATGTAAAAACAAAAGCTATTATTTCATCGCCTATTGATAATAATTTTGTTCTGTTTTATCAGAGTGGTGCCTCTTTTAATAATTTAAAAGTATGGCCACAAATCATCGACCTCACTCAAATGGGTCTTGATTCTCTTACTGTTGAACAATTCACCTCACTCTTTCCTCTTTCCTATTATTCCTACAATCAAGGTTCTCTATTATCATTCAATGGAACTGGATTGAAAACAGTAGGGTTTAACCAATGGGATGAAGAGTGGGAAGTCGGTGGATTGAGCATACTGAATGGTGTTCCCGTTGCAGGTTCTACTCAAATCCGTTCTAAAAACTTTTGTCCGCTTATCGGTGGTAAAACATATTATTCGACTTGCGGTAAGACGGACGGCGGTTCACAGAATCGTTACTATCTTGCTATTTGTTTCTATGATGCTGAACAGGAATTCATTTCAGCCGTATATTCAAATAACTTAACATTTGTTGCGCCATCAAATGCTAGCTATTTCAAGATATGCACTAATTCCTCAACAGTAGTCTATGGCAACACCTACAACAATGACATATGTGTCAATATCTCATCAAGCAGAAATGGAGAATATGAGCCTTACACCTCATCTACCTTATCCTTACCTATATCTACATACTTTCCAAGTGGTATGAAGAGTGCCGGAAATGTATATGATGAATTAACAGAGAGTAAGGCGATAACAAGAATAGGTGCAGTGGATTTAGGAACGCTAAATTATATCAACGATAATTCGGGCGTTTACGGAAGATTCTACACAACAGAGTTGAGCAGTTTGATTTCAAAAGCAGTTGACGGAAATTTAAATATTATGTGTCCTTGCTTTGTTGCAGTAAGTACATTGGATATAATATACAATAACGCAAGTGGAATGATGTTTTTATCAATACAAGGAAATATATCATTCACGAAAAACGGCTACTCAACAGTACAAGAATTTAAGAACAGTCTGCAAGGCATATATCTCTATTATGAACTGGCAACACCAACCGAAACCTCATTCACTACTGCATCATTAGTCACAGAGAATGCCGAAATTCCTTTGTCTAATAATGATGGCACATTGATCGGCAAATGCACCGAACAGTTAAGCGAGAATCCTGGATTCATCGATGCCAAAATCAAATTAACTGATAGCGATGGCACTTGCTACTCTAATAAACTTCAGCTTCATGTCGAAAGGAAACCATCATGAAATCACTGTTGGTAATTGATACACCGAAGGATTGTGGCGAATGCCGACTTAATTCCCATACAGAATACGATTTCGATGTCTGTTGGGTAACTCAAGGAAAAGGTGGGTGTCCTTTAAGACCATTGCCTGAAAGAAAGAAGTTTATAAAACATGGCGATTCATGTGATGATGGTTTTTATACAGGCTTTAATTCTTGTCTTGATGAAATCTTGGGAGATTCAAAATGATAACTAACACATATAATCTAAACATGATTCCTAATAGGGTCTTACCATTAGTTATGGTTTCCCAATACGATTCTGCTAGAAGAATCGTTTTTAATTTGTTCAATGGAACAGAAGAATATCAACCGACATCTGCGAAAGTCCTCATAGGAACGAATCAGTATGAAGGAACTGTCAACGGCAATCAAGTTACCTTTAACGTACCGAGTGAATTAACCCAAACTGCTCAATATCTTTTCGGTGAAATTGTTGCTACTGATTCCAACGGCAAGATGAGTTCATTAAACTTCAAATTTAAGGTCGATTCAACTCCGTTAGAAGTTATCCAAACAAATACACTTTCTATGGCGAAACCTTTGTCAAACGGCTTAAAAACGGCTTTAGATTTGAAACTAGAGCCAACGGAAGAGCAAAAGGATGAACCGATAGAAGAACCTATCGAAGAGCCAACCGAAGAAGAAGCAGAAGAACCGATAGAGGAAGAAACAGAACCGATTGAGGAAACAGAAGAACCGATAGAGGAGAACGAAGATGAATTGGTCAACGATAATTCTAACGATTGAAAAAGCCGTTCAGGAGAATTTAGAAACGATAGTTCTAATGTTGATCGTAGTGGGTTCTCTTAATGCAATCAATATCGTATTAGGAACGATTATTGGAACATTCACCGATAAATTCGATGCCAAGAAATTCTTCTTTGGAATTTTAAAAGCCATCGTTATAGGTCTGTGTATCTTCGCATTCTGCTACACCTTAAATCTGTTCGCTCTTACACTTCAATTAACAAAGGACATCACTATTTCAACTGACTTTATTAGTACTGTCGAGGTGTTTACCATTCTTATAGTTTGGGCAATCGACATAGGGAAAGATGTCATCGCAAAAATAAAGTCCATGAAAGAGTTAAAGTACATTAAATACGAAGATGTCCAAATCAACGTACAGAATCAAAGTGAGGTAGGGTGATGTTCAAGATTAGGACAGAGCCTGTCGCAGCAGGAACAGAGCCATACAGATGGAATATCGAAAGCCAATATCAATGCACATGGTATGGGTATTACCGAGCCATCGAGTGTGGCTTTACTCCACCTACTTATTGGGATAGAGCAACAAAGACAGGCAGTTATCCCAATGCGAAAGATTGGCTACAAGAATATAGAGATCCATGGATTCCTATTACGGATAAAACGTATAAACCGATTGCCGGAGATATTCTTGTGTATGGTGGTTCTCGTTCTGTTTACGGACATATCATTTTCTGTGAAACAGATGTGATGACGAGCGAATACAGAAGTGGTGACCCAAATTCATTCATGAATGCGAAGATAGGCGATTATAACGGAGAATTATTAGGTGTCTTGCATTATCCTTATGATTCCGTTCAGCCTGTTCCTAGGAATACTTCCGTGAATCAAATCGAATGCACAGATGAAACTTTACGGATAAGAACTAAACCGAGTCTGTCAGCAGATATAGTCGGTCATGTATCAAAAGGGTACTACAATGTATTAAACACAAAAGAAGCTGATGGATATAAGTGGTACAAAATAGCAAATGATCGTTGGTGTGCAGACATAGGAATTATCTACTATCCTGTCGCAGAAGATTTTGTGAAACAGTTAGAGGAATTCTTAAATGTAACTAGAGGCAAAATAAACGCGTTACAGAGCGAAAACGAAGATATGAGGAATGATATGAAGACTATGAAAAATATCGCAGAAAGGTGGTCTATATGAGCCAAGAAACGATACTAGCCGTTATTGGAGCAGTATTAGGAAGTGGACTTATTCAATTTCTAATAACTCGCCATGACAATAACAAATCTAATCCAATCGAGCAGAAAATCGATAAAATTCTTGAGGAACAGAAGAAGAGCGAAAAGGATAATCTCCGTACTCAATTGTTAGTCATGATGAACCTTATGAGCGATAACAAAGAAGAGATCATGACCTGTGCCGAGAGATATTTTAAGGAATTAAAGGGCGATTGGTTCTATTCCTCGTTATTCAAGAAATGGCTCAAGGACAACAACGTAGAACCACCTATTTGGTTCATTGAAAAGTAGTATAATTGTAGGTGAAAGGAGAATGAGCATTCTTCTTTTGCCAGTAAGCAGAGTAACATCTGCTTTTTTTATTGAGAGATCATGAGCGTGAATTCGGCTTGTGATTTTCTCCTGTTTATTGGGATGCTTCGGCATCCCTTTTTTTGTTATAATAAATTTGTAATCACGTTAGCTATCTAGCACAAGGAAGTAGTGAGTTGAACCACTACTTTTTTGTTATAATAGTTATGTTCCAAGACAACAAAACGGCAATGCCCGATTGGTCCCGGGCAAACCCAAAAGAAAAGCAGTAATCCGTATCTTACTGCTTTTTTTCTTTCATATACT